GCTCTATCATATGGTTGGGTACAGGTATATCACATCAATGAGTATACCCGCGAATATAGGAGCACGGATATTACTAGCGTTCTCGTAGGCACTGGACTATCAGCCGGATCCTATCTGGATAAACCAGAACTTCCCAATTCCCCAGATATGGCAATTTGTCGGTCAGCTGACGGTAAATCTTGGATTCATTTGCCCGATTTTCGTAGCAAAATCGCCTACAACACCCAAACCCGTAGGCCTGTTGAGGTCAAAGAAATCGGAGAACTACCGCTAGAATTGACGCTATTGAAGCCACTGACTCAATTTGATAAATGGGATGGCAAGCAGTGGGTAACGGACACAGTTGCACAGCTTCAGTACGAAATACAACAGGCCGAGGACAAGCGGCAAACACTGCTGGATGAGGCAGTGCGGCAAGTGACTCTGCTGGAACGCCAAAAACGGTTAAAATTGCTTGAATGGGATATTTACAGTATAAAATTGCTTGAACTTGATATCTCAACTACGCCAAAAATTGATTGGCCTAAAAAACCAGAATAAAATAGTAACGGCCTGTTTTTCAGGCCGTAGATTTAAAAATTATAAACTGACTTGTAGGTATCTATCGTTTCTGAAACCATTTCTTCTACATCAAACTCATTAACAGCTTTTTCTCTGGCTTTTTTAGAAAACTCTTTTAACTCTTGAAATGACAAACTAGCAATTGATTTCAAAGTATTATGTATTGATGCTTCATTTCCTGCTCTTGTGATCCAACCATTAACATCATGATCAATGTTTTCTGGTAGTCCACCAAAATCACTGACAATAACAGGAAGACCACAAGCCATCATTTCTCTGCAGGAAAAACTAATAGTTTCACAATCGGTAGATAATACAAAGCCAACAGAGGCATTTTTCATATAATTAATGATTGTTTTATCATCATTTATATAACCAGTAAATTCAACATTAACATGCGAAAAAGTAATGCCGATTAATTTTTCCATATCCTTCTTATGAGGAATACGGCCTATAATTTTTACACTGAACTTATCAGACAACTCTTTATCTTTTGCTAAACATCTTATTAAGAAATGCCAGCCTTTATGTTCTGCAGTTCCAGCAGAAGAAATAAGTATTATTTTTCCTCTCTCTGTAATTGGGTGCTCAACTCTCCATTTATCAATATTAATGCCATTTTTAATAGTAACTGAGTGCTCATCAGAGATAAAATATGAGCATTGGTTACGTGTAGAGTCACTCACAAAAATGACTTTTTCATTAAATCTTCTAAGTCTGATTCTTGACAACAAAGATACTGAATAATGATTATGCTTAGTATAAATTAATTTACTTTTCATTCCGAAAAATAATTTTGCTATAATAGCTATTTTATTATCAGAAGTTCCATTAGTATGAATAATGTCTATTTTATGTTCTTTTGATATTCTAGATAAAGTCTTACTGGTTTTTATAATTTGTTTCAATTTTTTAATTTTAAAGAAAAAAAATAATGAAAATATGTTGTCAAATCCTAAATTAGATAATTCCTTATATAGTCTACTTTCTGGCGGGCAAGCAATGAATAAATTGCCTTCGTTATAGTTAAAATATTTAACTATATTCATTATGTATGTTGTATGACCACCACCATTTCCAGTATGAAAATTTGTAATCAAAATATTCATTATGCTTACCTATCCTAATCCTGATTTTTTATTTATTTTACCTGAAAAAATAGGGCCTATATAGGCCCTATCAGATTATTGACAAAGTGCTGGTTTTTTATCCGGCACTTTGTTTTAATTAAGTTCCGTTCATTCAACGGAGCTTGCCACCCTGTTAAGAACACCCCCTCTCCAGACTTTCCCGCCAGAAACGCTCTCGCTTGACGAGCTGGCGCCTAAAAATCATTTGGTCCGTCAAGTCAATGCCGCCATTGATTTCGAATTTATCCGCGAATTAGTCGCCCCTTTGTATTGCCACAATAATGGTCGTCCTGCTATCGATCCGGTCATGCTGATTAAAATGATGTGACTCGGCTACTTGTTTGGCGTCCCCAGTGAACGCCGTCTGGTTCAGGAAATTCAGGTTAATGTGGCTTACCGCTGGTTTCTGCGCCTCGGACTGACAGAGAAGGTCCCTGATGCCTCAACCCTGAGTCAGAACCGCCGCCGTTTCAATCATACCGCGGTCTTCCAGCAGATTTTTGACCACATTGTTGAACAGGCGATGGCCAAAGGATTCGTGGGCGGACGCGTACTCTATACCGACAGCACCCACCTGAAAGCCAGCGCCAATCCGCATAAATCGGAGAATGTCATGCGGCCGGTTCCCCCCGGCGCCTATTTTGACGCACTGGATAAAGCCGTCACTGAAGACCGGGCAGCAGCCGGAAAAAAAGCCTGAAGCCAGCCCTAAAGGAACGGCAAAGAAAGACGAAGGTCAGTACCCCCGATCCGGAAAGCGGGTTTATGCACCGGACCAACAAACCCAGGGGGTTCTTTTAGTGCGCTGGGCAAAGCTGCACTGATCTTGCGGGTGAAAGACCCGCCGTAGAAGGTTAGCCAGACAGCTGCGTAGCGAGTCTTGCGTATCCGGCGGCAACAAAGGAGACGAAGCGTAGACAGCGAAACATTCGAGCCGAAATCAAATGATGAACGTGATAGCTCCGAAATCCCTCTAGTTGTGTGTGCCGATGGTGTTGGAAGACCCGCAGGCAACAGCGGCTGAATGGTCAGACTGGCGAATATCCATTTAGCAGCACACACCGGAGCCGCAGACGTCGGCGAGTTTGTAGAGAACAGTGTGGAACCCAGGAGATCCTGATATTTCTCAATGGAATGAGTATTTCGGGCACAAGTGCCAAAACACAAGGCCGGAGAAACGGGTATCAGGAAGTCGGAGCCAGTCATAGTAGCGTTGAAGCGAGTAATGACCGTGGAGCGAAGGGCGGGCAGACAGATCGAACGTGAGAGGGCAACAATGACCGTACACAGCAAAGACGGACCATCATGGTTAACAAAACTTGAGCGTATAGGCGAGAAATCAGCAAGTAACAAGCAGCAGGTATTCAATAACTTAGGGCACTTGTTGAACAGTGACATGCTGAAAGGGCAATTCCTGCGGCTGGACGGGAGTAAAGCCGTGGGTATTGATCGCATGACAAAAGCCGTTTATGGTGAACACCTTGATGAGAATATTCAAAACCTCATCCTGCGAATACGCAGAGGAACGTATCACCCGAAAGCTGCCCGGATCACCGAAATCCCGAAAGAGGACGGCAGTAAACGGCCTTTAGCGATTTCGTGCACAGAGGATAAACTTGTCCAGCTTGCGGTCAGTGATATCCTCAGCCGGATTTATGAACCGCTGTTTATGCCCTGCTCCTACGGTTTTCGGTCGGGGTTAAATTGTCATGCGGCATTAAAGGCGCTACAGCAGCAAACCTACAGTAACTGGAATGGTGCCGTAGTGGAAATCGATATCCGAAAGTATTTCAACACGATACCACATAGTGAGTTGATGGAATTGCTTCGGAAGAAGATATCAGATCGCCGCTTCCTCAGATTGATTGAAGTACTCATAACGGCACCCGTTATGATGGGTAAAGCGGTCTCCAGCAACGATCGGGGATGCCCACAAGGTTCATTATGCGAAGCTGTACATAAAGCACCTAATGCACAGTAAAGACAAATGCGCCGTGCTCCCAGGTTGGGCGTATGGGATAAGGCCATACGCCACAAAGAGTAAGCATAATAAATTGGGGATTACTACAGGTTATTTAAGAATCCAAGTAAATTTTCATCATGACTCCAGTCTGGTAGTACCTCTGGTGTAATATCCGGATACGCGTTTTCCAGAGCCTTGCGTTTGGATTCTGTATCAGCCCTTGCATAAATATCTGTGGTCGATATGTCCACATGCCCCAGAATATCACGGATATAGACCAGACTGACGCCGGACTGGTATAAATGCATGGCTTTTGAGTGACGAAGGATATGAGGCGTGATTTTTTCTTTCATACCCGGATGCCGAGAGGATATTGCCTTTGCATGCTTTTGCAGGATATGGTTAATTCCACCGCGGGTCAGCTTGGTATGACGCTGATTTATGAACAGCGGCGAATCCAACTTTCCGTTGTGCAAAAGATTATTTTCCTGCATATATGAGCGCAAAAGCGCCACGGTGTTGCCTAAAAGGGGAACATGACGTGTTTTGTGCCCCTTTCCGGTCAGGGTTATTATTGCAGGCGGCTCCAGTCTAATGTCACGGACGCGTAAATCACAAAGCTCCTGAACCCTTGCCCCGGTATCATAGAGGACACTGAGTAGTGTCATATCCCGACGCCCGGACTGAGTGCGTGGATCTGGAACCGCAAGCAAATCCTTTGTCTGTTCCGGCGTAAGATGCCGAACAATCTGCCGCTGATGCTTTTTGCCGGGAATTTGTAGAATCCGCTGACACAAATGAAGCTGCCCGGGCTCCTGTACCTGAACATAGCGAAAAAACACATGAATGGCGACCAGTCGTTGATTTCTCGTCGCAATGGAACAGTTTCGTTCATTTTCAAGCCATTCCAGAAAACCGGTTATCAGACGGTCGTCCAGTCTGTTTAAACACAGTTTTTCGGGAGGAATATTCAGGACATCTTTGCAGAACACGAGTAACAAACGAAAAGCGTCACGATAAGATAATAGGGTATGGGTACTGAGGTTTTTAACACCGGGTAAATAGCCTGTAAAGAATGCTGTCAGGTTTTTGGCAAAATCAGTCGGTTTCATCATTGCCTCCTGCGTCAGGAATAATATCACCCAAAACCCTTTCCACCTGTTCCGTGATATTGGGGAATAAATCCGCCGTCAGATGAAGGTAGTAAGCGGTATTACCTAATGATGCGTGTCCCAGATAGGCCTGAAGCACAGGAAGACGCGCCCGCAAATCTTTTTTCTCCAGTACCCAGCGACGAAGACAATGAACGGCGAAAGTGTGTCTGAGGTCATGCACGCGTGGTCCTTTACCTCGCCCTCCATGGGATATACCGGCTTTCCAGAGAAATTTTCGTAGATTCTTCTCCACATTGCCTATTGTCATCGGCTTTGAATCCCGCCCCGGGAAGAAGCAGTCTTTCGGACCGGATAATAAGTGGATGCTTTGCCAGTAAGCTTTCAGACGCTCCAGCATTTCAGGTGAGACAGGAAGCTGGCGATGTTTATCCAGCTTTGCGTTCATCACGGTGATGACACCTTCATTTAAATCAACGTCCTCAACTTTCAGCAATCGTGCTTCTGTAAGGCGTAATCCGCAGCTATAAAGCAGACGGAAGAATACCGGCATCACAAGATGACGATATGGCACACCGGAGCAATAATAGCAATGGTCAGTCTGTATGAAAATCCGCTTCAGTTCGTCATTTGAGTATATGTGCGGCATGTATCGTGGGATCCGTGGCATCATGCCTTTTGGCAAGCAGAATGCGTCGCCCCCCAGTCTCACGATATATTTTGCAAGTTCCTTAACAGGAGTAATACGCCCCAGCAAAGTGGCCGGATGCTCTCCGGGGTGCTGAACCGCCCACGCCAGCATGAGCTCCCGGGTTATCGTAACTTCACCCGGATGGCATTCCTTGCAGAAGGTATCAAAGCGCCGGAGAATGCCTGGCTGGGAATCATATTTGTACCCTAAAGCCCGCTTCTGTTGGATCAATCCAATGATGTGCGGTGCGAAAGCAGATGAATAGTCCATTATTCTACCTCCGGACTAAGCGCACATTCACAGAGCAGTTTCAGGCTGCTTTTCAGATATATTGATGTGGACCGGGTACTTTGATGACCCAGTATATCCGCGATTTCTTCGACAGGTACCTGTTGTTCCATCAACGTGGTAGCCAGCGTGTGACGAAGGGAGTGCATTCCCACTTTTTTCTCTTCAGACACAGGCAATTTTGCCACGCGCATGTGTTTAACGATCATCTGGTGCAGATGATCTTCATCAGAAAAAGGCGTTATGGGGGCAATATGTCGTAAAAATACACAGGGTGAATCACTGACAGGGCGGCCGTTCTGAAGATAATCAATGACAGCCCAGCCCACATCTTTTAAAAGTGGCAAGCGTATCAGCCTTTTGGTTTTGGATTGTGATAATTCCAGGTAGTTTTCAGTCCAGTTAAAATTTGAAAATGTCAGATGCTTTACATCGATACAACGCAGTCCCAGGCGTGTGACTAATAGAATGATGGCATAATCCCGCTTTCCTGAGGGGTTACCGCGATCAATCGCGGCCAGTAACCTGAGCAGATCGTCTTTTTTCCAGACAGAGGGTATTTGGGTTTGCTTACGTGCCTGCATACAGGGAAGCGAATCCGAAAAATCTGTGGCAATTCTCTTTTCGTTATAAAGAAACCGAAGAAAACACCGGAGTCCGCAGAGCACGAACTCAACCATCTTGTAGCTGTAACCCATCAGTGTTTTGACAAAAGCAGTGAGATCCTCTGCTGTTAGATTTTCAGGGCTCATGTTGTGCGATTCGGTGAAAGAGACAAAGTTTTCAGCTGTTCTGCCGTAACCTTTAGTCGTAGAAACCGCGTAGCCGCAATTTTTGCAGTGTTGCCCGAACTGGCTCAACAGTGCGGTATTTTCAGGGCTATTTATTCTGGAAAGGCTACGATGATACCGGCGCAGTACAGTGCCGTGTTGCTGGAAGTCACTCATCATTCGTACAATCCGAAACAGATAGAGATGACTTTGTGTCAGTAATCCGGCTTTTTCTTTGGCAAAAAAGTCGCATTTCTTGTCTACATATTGCATCGCGGTGAGTTCGGAGAAAGCACGCACATCATGAGCGTCAAAATACGCAATGATCCTTTTCCAGTGTTCGCGATAGTAATTGAGGGTAGCCTCCTTATATCCCATACGAATGAGTTCCTGCTCAAGCAGGCGGACAAGCACTCTGATTGGTAATTTTTTCATGTTCAAATCTCCAGATAAAATATGATTTTTGGGAGCACCACCTAATAATTCTGGTCAGATTTGAATATGTCTCAATTTATTATGCTTAACTCTTTGTGGTGTATGGCCTGATCCCATGCCCCCAATCTGGCATGACTGCGCATTTATCTTTACTGTGCATTAGGTTCAATCCTGTCGCCTGTGCTCGCCAATATCTACCTGCATCATGTGATAGATGAAGGGTTTGATGAAATCAGCCGTTCACATATTCACGGGCGTGCAGAGATGGTGAGGTACGCTGATGATAGGGTGTTTACCTTTCAGTATCCCAGAGAGGCAAAACGTTTCTATAAGGTGTTACCTAAGAGACTGAATAAGTATGGCTTGGCGTTGCACGAAGACAAATCGCAATTAATCCCTGCGGGTCACATCGCGGCAATGCGAGCCAACCAGTCGGGAAAACGCTTGCCCACGTTCAATTTTCTGGGGTTTACCTGCTATTGGGGGAAAGCGCGAAAAGGCTTCTGGCGGCTGAAATTTACCAGCCGAAAAGACCGTTTTGCAGCCAAATTGAAGGGACTCAGGGACTTCCTTTGGAAGAATCTGAATACGACCGACAAAAGGCTCATCCTGAATATCGTCGTCAGGGTAGTCAGAGGCTGGATAAATTATCACGGTATCTCTGATAACCGGAGACGAGTTAAGCAGTTTATCCATCAAAGCCGGCGAATAATTTTCAGATGGTTCAACCGGAAAGGTGGCCGTCGCCGTCTGACGTGGAAACAATTGGAACTGATCCTGAAGATGCTGGGTTATCCATCGCGATGGAAAACACATTCAATGTTCAATTCTTGCTGAATATGTGTGGGGACACGGATCTGTCGGGAGCCGGATGCGGTAATTCTGCAAGTCCGGTTCTGCGGAGGGGCCTATCTGGGTGACCGGATAGGTCTACTCACCCCTTGACCACCGTACCGTGGATGGAAAAGTCGGCATCATCACCGATACCTACGCCACCCCGGGCAATGTCCACGACAGCCAGCCCTTTATTGACCGTCTGGCGCGTCAGCTCAAACGATTCTCCCTGGCTCCCCTCGCGGTTGGGCTGGATGCGGGCTATTTTACGGCCCCGGTTTGTTACTTAACGGAACAGTTAGGTGTGATGCCGATAATCGGTTACCGCCGTCCGAATAAGGGGCCGAACGTCTTCCAGAAAAAACATTTTACCTATGACAAGCAGGAGGACTGCTATGTGTGCCCTCAGGGCGAAAAGTTGATTTATAAAACAACCAGCCGAGAGGGATACCGGCATTATCAGGCCGCGGCGAATATCTGCCAGTATTGCCCGAAACGCGCGTCCTGTACGCAGGCCAAAGGGGGCAAAAAGATAACCCGTCATGTCTGGGAGGACAGTAAAGAGCAGGCCAGGGAAAACCGGCTAACGCCGTGGGGTAAAAAGACCTACAAGCGGCGAAAGGAGACGATAGAGCGTAGTTTTGCAGATGCGAAGCAACATCACGGGCACCGCTATGCCCGTTTCCGTGGGTTGCAAAAAGTGCAAATACAGTGTCTTTTGGCAGCCACAGCCCAAAATATCAAGAAGATAGCCTTGCTGGTCGCGATGCTTTGTTGTTTTTATCTCTGGAGAGCGAGCCTTTCATTGCAGGAGAAGCGAAAATAACGCCTTGTCGGGCGATTAAATTGGCTTAATGAGGAAAATGGATGGCATTATGATTCACAATGAAAGGAACAAACCCCGTTATTTTCAACGAGGTTTGTCAGCGGTCTGATAGGGCCTATATAGGCCCTATTTTCTATTTTTTAGGCGTTTCAGGCCACTGGATCCTATCAGGTTGAGAAGTATCTACTTTACTTAATAAAACTCTGTATTTTTTCCATGCTATCAATTGCTCAATTTCTTTATCTGTTGCTATATCTAAATCAATGGAATCTTGTAGAGGTTGGATAGTCATGTTGGTTGCAACCATTTTTTCTGTTTTTTGGTTTTCAATTTGATGTATTCTCTCTTCCAATGTATATATACGTGGTATTATCTTCTTACCATCAAAAAACCACTTACCAGAGATATCCAAACTTTCAGGTATATTCTTTGATTCTAGTTCTGCTACAGACAAATATATAGGAAAAAGGCTGGATATGTCTTTCGATAATGAGGTAATTATTCCTGCTTTATTAAACGTGAATTTAATTGTTCCTTCTGAAAATTCTTTTTGAATTTTATACCAGTCATTTCCTTTATCATCTTTTAGATATTGAACATATGGAATACAATTCTTTGGGGTATAAGGGGTAAAAATCTCAGTTATCATAATCTTTATTTACCTAAATAGTTGATATTGTTACCCACGCATCATGAATATATGCTTGTACTGGACGATAATTCACTCCTGCAAGGTGTTGCCTTCCTGAACTCCACATTGTTGTATTCAAACCAACGAGAACATTACCAGCAGGTGCAGTCCAGTTTTTTGTTGCATCTACCCATCCACCTTCGGTAGCTGCACTACCAAGACGCAGGTTTGCTACCCCTATATTAGTTTTGGCTGCATACCGACTATCAGATTCCGCTTTGGTATATACTCCCACATCAGTTGCAGAAGGTTTGTTTTTCGTACTATATTGAATAGTCCAGGATAAGTATTTTGCCGGCCCATCCCATGTCTGTCGCGTTGCAATATCCCCGTGGTGGGAATAATATGTTTGATGAATTTGTTGATCACTATTTCTAAATACAACAAGAAATCCATACGAGTAAATTTTATAACTGTTATAAACAGGTAAATCAGTTACAGAATTAGGATCAGCTATATATACAATATAGATACCAGTTTCACGCATGTCCGAGAATTTGCCATTATCGGTTACACCGTTGCGTACACTTGGAAACGCCCCCAATTCCTCCAGTGACGGCTTATTTATCGAACTATATACTCGAATACCTGGTGCTTCATACACTCCTTTGCCGGAAATATATCCTGTTGTATCCACATTCCCATTGACGAGACCACCTGATTTTGGGTAAGCCCCTTTTGCCAAATTTACGGTTTCCGCAATATCGCTCGTATAAACACACTCACCTCCCGGTTTTGCACCATTATTATTGGAAAATTGTGCAAATAACCGCCCGGATGAGTTAACCCAGATCTGACCATAGTCGCTATCACCAATGCTAACCCCCTTTGCATAATTAGTAGATTCCCCACCACGAAACGGGCCGTTATATCCCAGTGTTGGTATTTCATCAATGGATCTCAGCATGGGGTAAGCCCCCACATCTCCCGCACTTAAACTGATATCCCCGGTCAACGCTTTGCCGTTCACTTTCCGGCTGCCCGGCACCGCTCCCTGAGCCAAATTCACCGTTTCCGACAAACCAAGGTTTTTCAAAATTGGTTAACTTATGATAATTTCTAAAAAAATAGTCTCTCATTGGTATTAAGTGGGATTGCACATGGCGAAGATTGGTTATATCCGGGTGTCAATAAATGACCAGATTGGTGATTTACAGTGAAATACATCTTGTGTGTATGAATTTTGCACAGATTTTGGAGGGTAAAATGAGTGGTAAAACAACCGATAGACAAGATTTAGAACTACCATAAAAAATAATAATTATCCCCAATTTGTAGTGGACGCCCCGTGTGATGCAAGAACTGAATTGATACGGTTTGCGACCCTATATCCGGCGTCATATTGCACTAATTCGCCCGCGCTATGATGTCATTCGCACCCTGTTTCCTTATCACTACATAGGTATATCACTACCTTGATCAAGACCAGGCTATTGCAGGGACGGATGACAGAGGGCCTTCACATGCTGGGTAGGGATAAGCCTGACTGCGTAGTCCATTGATTGCAGCGTTCGTGCCCAGTAGTGAGGGTGCCACAGGCTTCCATCGCAATGAGAGTTCCTGCTGGAAAGGTTCTCACCGTACTGAGCAGTTTTTGTCGTGATATTTTTCAATTCCAGGCCACAGAGCCGTCTTCCAGTCAGACACAAACCTAAAAAACGTGTTTGGCGATATCAATGCTAACAACTTTGATCGCATTCATTGTGATGTACTCCTGAAACTAACTTCACCGGATATAAAGGTGGCAGGGTATTTGGTGGAGAAAAAGAGACGCCCATCACATCACTACAGTAAGGCAGAAGGTGAAACAGAAAAGAGAGCTATCACCAGCATGTTTGTCACTGGTGAAGGCTAAAAACACTCTGCGCACAAAACCAGCTGAGTGTGAAACCATGTATTCTGGGTATTCTTGATAAAGTACAGAACCACACACCTGAAAGCTAATTGAGAGGTCGTCAGTTTCTTGAAATCATTAGGTAAACTCGACCAACGAAGTTAATTTCATCAATTGCACAGTCAAAAGTAACATCATTATCAAAGACTCTAATTTTACTGACAGGTATCTTTGTGATCTTTTTAATGCTATGCATCCCTTCTATATCAACCAACCATAAACCATCCTGAACACCAGATTCTTCTGTATCCAACAAATACCAAGAGTTGCCGTCATCCACAATAAGAGGTTTTTTTATTTCTTTGGCAATAAGTTCACTATCTAAAACTACAGAGCTATCAGTGTTCAGTTTTCCACCTACTAACTTAACGCGTTGTATCGTCGGAGCAATAATATTTTCTAAAGATTCTTTTTTCCTTCTCCCATCAGGGAACATTTCTCCCTGTCCTGTGCTTAACCATAGCAATGAAGCATTAGTTTCAAGATTGCACTGAATAACCCAGTCGGCTGGAAAACTGTCCCTTAAGTAACGGTTAGCCATTGTACTTTTAGAGACGCCTAAATGGTCGCTAAGTGCCTGGCGTGATTTGAATCCATATGCTCGGACAAGGCGCTCGATAGCTTGTTTTCCTCCACTATCTGCACCCATTTTTATCTCATTTATGTTTTTTTTCATTGAAAGTACAGTTTAGTGAGTTAGTTTTATTCAAAATGATCTCTAATTAAGATCTAAATTGATCCAGAATGAACTTGCCAGAAATTCAATTAGAGATATTGCATCATGAACATTCAGATTTCAATCTATATCCCCATGAAGTCGTATCGTCTAAAGAGTTTGCTGAGCTTAAGTGTAAGAAAAAACTTATACATGACGGCTAATTGCAATGAGGAAGTAGCTGTTATCATTGTTAATTTTTTAATCTAAAACAACAACTAATGACTTACTTCTATCAAATTTAATTATCAGAAAAAGTAAAAACTACTTTAAGTTTTCCTAATTAGAGTATACTGTATGCGCATACAGTAAAAATTATTCGGAGGCAAGTTTGGCAGTGGACTTTCTTATGGAATCAGTGATAGCACAACGTATTAATTTCATTGCCAGAATGGCAACGAGCTGTGAATGTAATCATTCTGAAGATAAGGAACTAGCCTTAGCTTGGATTGCTGAGTTGTCGACACCACTTGCAAAACAGCTTATTAATTATCACGAAACGCTTGAAGAATAAGCTCGATAAAAAGAGTGAATGTGACAGGTAAACGATATGTATGTGGAAGTTTTGTTTGGTACTCAATCTAGGTTTTGCAGCCAGTAATGACTGTACTGAAAATAAGCTGAAAAAATAGACTTACCTCAACATACAAACATTTGTTTCAGGTGAGCAGCAATGCTTCTGTATCAGTAACATGTACAAAAAACGCTGCAAAAAATAAATAGGTAATTCAACTAATTGACTCAGAAAGTCTGGAAAAATGATCGTTGATTGCTAAATTATTAATCGTGTAAGTTAACGGTGTTCACTTCATAGGTTTTGAGCAAACGGGATATCGGATTCCGATATATGAACGGCCTGACTCCTTCTTTGGGCCGTTTTCTCTTTTCTGAAAGAGTGAACCGTTTACATTTCTCCGCATTCCAGGTTCATCTTACCCAACCACTTAAAAAGTATAAAAAAACTTCATCAAGAATTAATAAATATCTTTGTTATATATTCATAGAATCGCTCAACTAAGCATTTTCATTTAATAGATAGGTGTAATCGTATAGATAACCTTTTGCTTCCTATTTGTATTACCCCCTTAACAACACTGCCCTGTTGTTTCTACTCTTTCGTTAACACACCATAATGCTTTGACTTATCTATATTTCCTATAACAAAGGGAGCATATCCGATGAAAATAATTGCACAACAAAGTGATACTGTCGATGCTTTGTGTTGGCGTCATTATGGACGGACTCAGGGCGTGACAGAACGAGTCTTGGTCGCTAACCCAGGTCTGGCTGAGTATGGAGTGATCCTGCCACATGGCACAGTGGTTGAAATGCCAGAGGCTATGCCTGCCGCAACAAAACCTATTTTACAACTCTGGGATTAAAAACGACGAATGGATAAATACAGCCATGCCACTTATGGCAGTGCCGGTTTGATCGCTTTTTTTGCAGGGTTATCGCTTTATGAATGGTGCTTTTTTATCGGCGTTTTTGCCAGTGTTGCACTGGGAATCATGACTTATCTACTAAACCGTCGGGAGCAGATGAAGCGTACACGCATTTTGCAAGACATTTTGGAAAGTCTGAAAACTGAGCCTGCTTCTGAATCTGCCAGGATAGTCAATGAATTAGTGCAGAAAGCACCAGGAGAGCTTTGATATGCCAGATATCAAAACCAGACTCAGCCGGGCTGTTATTGTGTTAATACTTGGAGGTGCCGGCTCAACAGCGATTCTTTCTCAGTTTCTGGATGAAAAAGAAGGAAACCGCTTGAATGCCTATCGAGATGCAGGTGGTGTATGGACAATCTGTCGTGGCATAACCCACATTGACGGTCAACCTGTTAAAAAGGGAATGAAATTGACAGCCACACAGTGTGAACAATTTAACCAGATTGAGGCCAGAAAGGCCATAACATGGGTAAAACGCAATGTTCATACTCCGTTGACTGAACCACAAGTTGCAGGCATCGCCAGTTTCTGCCCATACAATATTGGACCAGCTAAATGCTTCTCTTCTACTTTCTACCGAAAACTGAACTCCGGGGATAAAAAAGGTGCTTGTGCGGAAATTAAACTCTGGATATATGACGGTGGGCGCGATTGCCGTCAGACCAATGGGAAATACGGAGGTTGTTATGGTCAGATTGATCGTCGAGATCAGGAATCTGAGCTTGTTTGTTGGGAGCTGAATAAATGAGGATCTTATGGAGAGAGCTAAAAATATTACCACTATTCACTGCAGCCGCAGTTGGCTATACCGTTGGCTGGTGGTTGACTAAGCTATCATTCACTGCGGAACTCGCCACATTAAAACAGCATTATACGGACCAGCTCTCAATCATCAGTCATAAAGCTCAATCTGATACCACAGTAGCAATCCAAAGGATGAAAATTGCACAGGATACAGCTGCTGAACTTGATCGTCATTATTCAGAGGAACTTGCTTATGCCCAAGAAGAAAATACAACCTTACGTACTGATATTGCCACTGGCAAGCGTCGGATGCGGATCGCATCAGCCAACCTTGCAACCTGTCAGCTCGTCGCAAGCCGAACTTCTCCAACCAGCAGCATGGACAATGCAGCCAAAATCGAACTCACTGCAATTGTTGGACGTACTGTTTACGACATACGAGCAGGAATAATCAGTGATCAAGCTAAATTAGATTACTTGCAACATTATGTTAGAGATGTGGTTAGGCAGTGCAAAATTGAAAATGTTACAAGGAGAAAACACGATGAAAAAACCTGAATTCCTGCGTCAAACCCTGATTAAAAAAGTGCCATATTTACACGCCTACCCAGGAACTCTAAGTATGTCAGCTGAGAAAGGCGTCGTGATAGCAACAACGACTAAATCTCTCTCATTTGAATACAACTACGTACTCAATCTAACGATCAGTTATTACACTGGTGACTTGAATTTTCTGATAGTACCGCTACTTCAGTGGATAAGGAAAAACCAGCCAGATTTAATGACCAATCCAGAATTGCGCAAAACTGGTTTCACTTTTTCTGTGGATACATTCAGCCAAGATGCTACTAATATCAAAATCGGCTTGAAACTAACTGAACGAGTACTTGTTCGTGAAAATGGTGAAAACCTCACTGTTGAAGACCTCCCAGAACCCGAAACCTCATTTTAACAGTAGTCAATACTTTCACGCCCGCGAGGACTGCGTGGGCGTTTTCATTACAAACACTTCCTGATATGTTCGTATCAAATTGTTCCTATCGTGAATATACATGAATATTTAAGTGATACGTATTTAAACATTAACATATAGGATTTCTATCTCCCCAAACCTCCTGTGTTCGCATGAAACATACCCAATATCTTTGTTTTTTATAATCAACATTATTATCTTATATAACAATGCATTACTTACTAAACTTGTTTGGTTATTCCTACAATCCTCTCTTAATGCCGACCTCCATCTTTAATGGCATTCTTTCCGGCATGAACACACAACTGACTGAACTGATGCGCTTATTGCGCAACCTGATCCGAACTGGCGTTATTACTCAAGTGGATACCACTCAGGGTATATGTCGTGTCGCAACAGGAAACATCGAAACCGACTGGTTGCACTGGTTGACACTGCGAGCGGGCAATACCCGTACTTGGTGGGCTCCCAGTATTGGCGAGCAGGTTTTATTACTATCCATAGGCGGAGAACTGACCACTGCCTTTGTGCTACCGGCTATTTTTTCTGATGAATTTCCGGCACCATCAGCTTCTCCTGAAGCTGTCCATATTACTTTTCCTGATGGAGCAGTGATGGAATATGAGCCGAAATCCAGTGCCTTACAGGTGAGTGGTATTAAAACTGCCACAGTGAATGCTTCCGGTTCTGTTCATATCACTGCTCCGGAAATTACTTGCACTGCAAGCAGTAACATCACTCTGGATACACCGGAAGTTATTTGTACCAATCTGCTGACAACAGCCAGTCTAGTGGTACAGAAAGGTGGAAAGATGGCCGGTAACATTGAACACACCGATGGGCAATTCAGCTCTAATGGTGTGATCGTGGATTCCCATAAACACACCGGCGTTAGGTCAGGCGGTGACACATCAGGAGGTCCGGCATCATGATGTACCTTGGGATGAATCGGCAAACCGGCCATAGCCTGACAGATTTGGCGCATGTACGCCAGTCTGTCAGTGACATATTACTTACCCCTGTAGGTAGCCGTCTGGCACGCCGTACTTATGGTTCTCTACTGCCTGAACTGCTTGATTGGCCGCAGAATGCTGCGTTGCGTCTACAAGTTATGGCAGCCAGTTATACAGCGATTAGCCGCTGGGAGCCACGGGTTAATCTAACAGCTATCACTATAAATACTCAACAAGACGGCAAAATGACGGTGGATATCACTGGTTATTACCAACAGTCCACCGGAGTATTTTCTTTATCCATACCTGTGAGGTGAAACAATGCCGACCATCGACCTGAGCCAGTTGCCACCACCAGATGTGGTAGAACCTTTAGATTATGAAAGTCTGCTGGCTGAACGTAAAGCGACGCTGATATCCCTTTATCCGGAAGAACAACAGGAGGCCATTGCCCGTACACTGGAACTGGAATCAGAACCACTAGTGAAGCTGCTTGAAGAAAATTCCTATCGGGAATTGATACTACGTCAGAGAGTGAATGAAGCTGCCCGCGCAGTAATGGTAGCTTATGCTTCCGGCAATGATTTAGACCTGCTGGGAGCAAACAATAATATTACCCGACTGGTATTAAAGCCAGCAGATAACAGCACTATTCCACCAACACTTGCGGTCATGGAACCCGATAACGATTTTCGTGTCCGTATCCCACAAGCTTTTGAAGGGTTAAGTGTTGCGGGACCTGTGGGTGCTTACGAATATCATGCCCGTAGTGCTGATGGTCGTATCGCAGATGCGTCTGCTACTAGTCCATCACCAGCAAATGTCATCGTTACCATTATGTCACGGGAAAATAATGGCGTGGCCTCACAAGAATTGCTGGATAAAGTTGCCTCCGTTCTGAATGACGAAAATGTTCGACCTGTAGCTGATCGGGTGAAAGTCCAGTCTGCCAATGTAGTGGCGTACCAGATTGATGCAGTGCTCTATCTCTACCCAACACCAGAAGCTGAGCCTATTCGTATTGCAGCCGAACAAAAACTGAAACGTTATGTGGAAGCCCAGCATCGACTGGGGCGTGATATTCGGTTGTCTGCTATTTATGCCGCGTTGCATGTGGAAGGTGTGCAACGAGTGGAATTGAAATCGCCTACTCAGGATGTAGTACTGGATAAAACTCAAGCTTCTTATTGCACTAGTGCGAAACTGACTGTGGGAGGTTCTGATGAATGATCGACTGCTACCGACTGGTTCTACCACACTAGAAGTAGCAGCAGCTAAAGCGTGTGCTCAACTACAAAACATTTCAGTGCCATTACGTGAGTTATGGAACCCTGATACTTGCCCGCTACCGTTATTGCCTTATCTGGCGTGGGCATGGTCTGTTGATCGCTGGGATGAAAACTGGCCGGAGAAAACTAAACGCGAAGTCGTTAAAAGTTCGCTGTTTTTACACACGCATAAGGGCACTATCGGCGCTATTCGTCGGGTTGTGGAACCTTTGGGCTATCTCATTAAAGTTCAAGAATGGTGGCAGACTAACGATGTCCCTGGTACTTTTCGGCTTGATGTAGGAGTCCTGGATAGTGGTATTACCGAGGAAACTTTTTTAGAACTGGAACGGTTGATTTCTGATGCCAAACCTGTAAGTCGCCATCTAATTGGTTTATCCGTCAATCTGGATGTGCAAGGCGAATTTTACTGTTCCGCTGCGAGTTATAGCGGTGATGATCTCACGGTTTATGCTTATACCCCTGAAACTATCACTATTAGTAATAATGCGCCTGTAGGCGCAGCACTTCATATCATTGATATAATGAGGATTTCATAATGAAATACTTTGCAATTTTAACCAATCTGGGGGCAGCGAAACTGGCGAATGCCACTGCTCTTGGTACAACGGTTGATATCACCCATATGGCGGTCGGTGATGGTGGTGGTAAATTACCAACTCCTGATACTAACCAGACAAAACTAATTAATGAAAAACGCCGTGCTGCAATCAATACATTAAGTGTTGATCCGGTGAATACCAGTCAGATTATTGCTGAACAGATTATCCCTGAAAATGAGGGAGGTTGGTGGGTACGTGAAATTGGCCTGTTTGACAGCGAAGGTGTGATGATTGCTGTGGCAAACTGTCCTGAAACTTACAAACCTCAATTGCAGGAAGGATCAGGTAGAACACAAGCAGTCAGGATTGTTTTAATTGTTAGCAGTACTGATACAGTCACTCTGAAGATTGATCCATCTGTAGTGCTGGCAACTCGTGAATATGTGGATAGTTCCATTAAAAAACATGAAAAAAGCCGCAACCACCCTGATGCTACAACTAAAGACAAAGGTTTTGTTAAGCTGAATAGCGCTACTGACAGCAACGATGAAACGACGGCTGCTACATCTAAGGCCGTGAAAACTGCTTATGATCTAGCTGCCAGTAAACTTTCCAGTGTACCGGATGCAACATTGTCACAAAAAGGTGTTGTTCAACTAAACAACGCTACAAATAATGCCAGTGAAACGCAGGCAGCAACACCAAAAGCGGTTAAGATTGCTTATGATCTGGCAACTACGGCGAATAACAATGCCGCAACAGCCAATACTAACGCAACAAATGCTAATAACAATGCTAATGACAGATTAGCAAAAAATCAGAACGGCGCAGACATTCCCGATAAAAACGCTTTTGTGAAAAACCTTGGTTTGTCGGAAACGGTGAATTTGGCTCAGGGAGCGGTGCCGGGCAGCCGGAAAGTGAACGGGAAAACGCTGGCTGGGGATATCGATATTAGCTCTCAGGATATTTTTGATGGGCAGGCAATCGCCATCCCTGAAAAAGCTGATTTGAATGATTACCAAACGCCGGGGCTTTATTATCAAGTTAGTACCGCTCAAGCTATCTCTGGAAAGAGTTACCCGGAGGGTATTGCTGGGTCGTTAGTGGTTTTAAAAGGCAACGGAGTTATTCAGCGTTATTATAGCGTAGGAAGTACCAGAGCCTATATCCGAGGATTTTATCATGGGTATGGATGGTCACCTTGGGCGCAAGAATATAATACGCTGAATAAACCTACTGCGAGTGAGCTTGGTTTGATGGGAACTGAACACATTAACGAACATACTGCGTTGGCAGTTAACAAGAATGCCTCCCTGACAGATCTTGCAGGAACCGCTCCACAACAGCTTCCTGTGGGAATGGGGTTACATGCAGGTGGTGATTTTTGGGCTAAATTTGACATTGAATTGATAGAGGTGAAGTCAGGTGTTGATCCAGTTATCCGTCCATCAATTGTACGTGAGCTATTGCAATATATGGACATGGATACTCTCCACTTTCATGGTAATTTCAACATTATGAAGTTGGCTATCAAAAAGACAGCAGACGGATTTGGTCCTTATGTTTTCCACATTCCAAACCAACATATTCCTATAGGATGTTTTATGAGCTTCGTCCTATATTACAAAATTGTAGGTAATGCTGATTGGTCTTGGTGCGACAACACAGTAAAAGGGCGATGGCATCAACATACCCATCATTTATTCACTAGTAACACTCCTGGCAGATATGTCCATGTTGATATTGGTGTTGGTGGAAAAGTCTCCATAGGGGATGCACTTTACATTGCATTACCACAAATTATTACCGGAAAATGGAACCCTAGTTTCCGTTGTCCACAACTTTTTAATATTGGTTCTGGTCTTGGCTCGTGATAATAAAGGTATAAAAATGAATATATTAAATATCAATGACATGACTTTATTCTCTAGGCATGATGGCGGCTATATTGTGACTCACAGAGGTTTGGAAGCTCAAGATGTTGTGCGTACCCGTGCACAAATCCATCAACAGATTGAGTGCCTGGCAGATACTCACTCGCGTGAAGGCATACTAACAGATGTGCTTGGAGTTATTCTGGTCAATTTCTCACAACTGGTGGTGGCATTGACGCAGGCGAAAACATTTGCTGATATCAATTCCGCTGCTCAATCGATAGCTGATATTGTTGCTGTGGTTGATACTGCAGTGAAAAGTGGTGAACTGACACTACCCTATATGGTCAAATCTAAAGGAGTATCGGGAGTATTGTCTGACATCAGTAAATTGTCGAATAATGTTTCGGCAGTATTACTCAGAGCACAAAATCAAACGAATTAAAAATCATATAAATTAATCATATACAGGATCTTAAGCAGTAACCGTATATTTTAGATAGCAAAAAGGCTTCATTTATGATCTGATAATCGTCGC